AACAAATTGATGGCCGGCCCTGTCGTCGCGGTACCGAACGTCTGCCCAGTCACCTTCCCACCGAAGGCGTGCTGCTGCAGGTAAAAGAATCGGGCCGCGCGCTGGATGTCAGTCAGCGTTTCGGGACGGGTCATCTTCTGCCACTCGAAGATCTGGCGAGAGCTGAGCGCCCACTTGAACTGGCGCACGAACTCCTCCAGATGGTTCTGCACAACTCGGTAAAGAGTGACCAGGTCACCATTGAGATCGTTCAGCACCTCCACCGGAGCTGGCTGGGGACGCATGAAGTACAACGCGGCTCCGCCGGCAAAGACTTCGACATAGCATTCATGAGGGGGGAAGAGAGGGATCAAGCGGTCGGCCAGGCGGCGTTTGCCACCCATCCAGGGGATGATTGGAGAGGTCATAGGTATGCAAGTCTTTACTGTATGGATAAACAGGTGTTAGGCTCGCCGCGCTTTGTGCACAAGGCAGAGGCCACGGCTGGACTTGCAGGAATGGTCTGCGGGTTCGGCGGGCCGGGCTGGATGTTGGCGCATCCCCCCGGCTCGCCTCTTTTCACTTGGTGACTTCGCGGACGTAGGCCTGGCAGGCCTGCAGCGCAATCAGTCCCCGGTCGCCTTCATCGGTGATGGCGACAATTCGTTGAGCATGCGCTCGGTCAAGTTGGGCGCGTACGGCGCCATGTACCACGCCTCCGGAGCCGGCGGCTTCTGGCATCCCACGGTCACAACCCTGGGCGGTAAGGGCTCCGGTGTCGACAAGGACTGACAGCCGCAAATCAGCGGTAGCAAGCCGGTCACGCAGACGAGCCTGAGCTTGTTGAGCATCGTTCATTTCCTTCCAGTGCGTGTTGTTCTGATCCTGCAGGCGAGCCTCCACGGCGCGGCGCGCATCCTGCTGCTCTGCCAGTTGGTTGAGCGCAGCCGCATCAGCCTCCTCACGTTCACGGTCGTGCAGGCGATCCTTCTTCGCCAGCTGGTTGCGGTAGTCGTCAGCCTGTTCGGCGAGCTGCCTTCCATATGCGTTCGCCTGCCATACCCAGGCTGCCCGGGCGCCGATGGCACAAGCGAGCGCCAAGGCCGCGACGGCGATCAGGCGACTACCCCAGGCGGTCACTGCAGCACCTCAAGGGCTCGCTTGTAGATGGCCATGCGATCATCCAGGCCGTTTGTACCGCCGTTGACCCGCTTCGTGATGGCCAGCATGTCGCCCTTGTCGGCCAGGCTGTTAAGCCCCTCCTTCTGCCAGAACCAGCCGGCCGACATCGATGCATAGACTGGATGCTCGAGCAGCTCCGGTGTATTGAGCAGACGGCTGTCACCGAACAGAGCCTCGCTGCAGGCTTCGTAGTTGAAGCGGCCTGTTACCTGGATGAGGCCACGACCTCGAAAGAACTGGCCATCTCCATCTGCGACAGGCGTGTTGCCCAGACGCTGGGCCAGACGACCAGTGTCGTACTTCGACAGGTACCTGTCATTGCCGAGCTCACGCACGTACTGCAGCTGCCCCGACTCATGCCCTATCTGGGCGAGGAAGGCAGCCATACGCAGACGCGTGATGATGCCGAACTTACCCATCGTGGCGTTGAGGCCGGGAACAAAAACGCCGGCTTTCGGGCCGGCGTTCGGGTAGATCTTTTGTAGCTGTTGTACTGAGATAGCCATTCATTTCTCCAATTGCTGCCGCGTGCGGCTTTGGGATTACAACTGCTCAACCCTGAGCGGCTTGTCGTCGTCTTTCTTCTTTTTGCCCGATGCCTTGGCCTTGCCCTTCTTGCCGCCGTTGCACTCCACGGTGGTAGTCCAGCCGCTGGCGGTGAATACCTGCTCGACGCTGTCCACCAGGTACTCGCCATCCAGGCCGACCTTGAAGCCCTGGGCGTTGATCGTGCGTTCGGCAAACAGGTCAGTACGCCCGGCCATTTCCAGGCGCACACCGGCGGTGCTGCGGTTGAACGCCGCCAAGCGCGCCTTGGCGGCCTGCTCGGCAGCGGTCTTGTCGGGATAGATATGACGGTCGGTATGCACCGGGGGCAGGCCGTCGGGGGCCTCGTCGTTGTCCAGCTGGACCACCTGCAGGGCGCCGGTTTTCTTGTCCTGGTGCTGGGTCCGCACAGCCTTTTGCGCGCCTCGATCCCCGAGGCGGAATTGGTAGCGCTCGACCTCGGCTTTGCTGATGGATACGACCATCAGGGCCTTGCCGCTGATGCTTCTCCCGCCCTGTCGGGGCATGACCAGCAGCTTGCCCTCGGCCACCTTGGCGGTGCTGTCGTACTGCTTGGCCAGGCGCGTGACGAAGTTGAAGTCCGACTCGTTGCGCTGGTCGACGCGCTCGACCTTGGTGGTCACCGGGCACACCGGCTCCCAGCCGTTGCGCTTGGCCACGTCGTTGACGATCTGTGACAGCGGCACGTTTTCCCAGCTGCCGCTGCGCACGGTCTTGCCGCTGCCGCGCATGTCGCTGGCCTTGCCGCGAATGGTCATGGTGTCCGGCGGGCCGGACAGCTGCACCTCGTCGACGGTAAAGGCGCCCATGCGCTTGAGTGGCTGGCCCTCATAGCCCAGCAACACCTCCACCCGGCCGCCACGCCCAGGAAGCGCAACAGCCTGGTCGCGGTCGTCAATGCGCAGCTCGAACTCGTCCGATTCCATGCCCGGCTTGTCCGATATCCGCAACAGCAACAGGCGGTCATTGATCAGCGCGGTAATGTCCTTGCCATCCGCGACGATACGGTATGTCGGTTTCATGCTTGCTCCAGAAATGAAAAACCCCGCACAGGGCGGGGCTCGTTACGCTTAACGCGGGGTTATCGGTCGAACAGCTGCAGCAGCTCCACCGCCGGCGCCGACAGGTCGGGCAACTGGATCAGCAGGCCAGCGCGGTACGGCTGCACCTCCCTGGCCAAGTCCGGGTTGGCCTCCAGCACCGCCTCGACGGTGCCATTGAGATGCCCGTAATGGTGCTGGCAGATCACATCCAACAAATCCCCGCTAGACGTTCTGCAGATCGTTGCCATAGCTCACAAACTCCAGGGTGAACCCTTGTTTCCGGGGGATGCCACCCGCCAGCAGGTGGCCCTGTTCTTCCTCCACGCTCACCAGGCACCAGTCACCCAGTACCTCGCCGTAGCCCGTGACCAGCTTCAGCGCCTGCAGGTTGCGGCCGATGCTGCGCAGTACGGTCAGCTGCTTAATGCCGCCCTTGTGGTGCGGGAAGATCGCGCCCTTGAGCGTCATCTTTTCCTCACCCAGGCCAACGGCTTGCTGCGCGACACTGCGGCGCAAGCGTTCCTGGCCGGCCCAGCGGAACGACGCCTGCCGGCGCAGCTCGTCAAAGGGCGCAGTGTCCAGGTTGAAGTAATACGGCTGCAGCTTGGCATCGTGCGGCTGGATGATCAGCAGGTGGGGAAACGGCGCGACCGCCTCGGGCAGTGGCGTAGCCGAGCCCAGCAGCCCGCCCGAAGGTAGGATGTTGGCCAGCGACGGGCTAACCAGTCCCGCCACCCGCTTGGCCTCGGCCGTGACCTTGGCCGCCATCGTCTTGAACGTGCCCAGGCGCTCCTGTACTTGGGCGGCGCCGGTGACGGCACGGCTATACATCGAAGCCACTTGCCCCACCTGGGACTGGGCCACGTTGATACTTCGCACGATGCGCCCCAGCTTTTCCCCGGCCTCGGGTCCTACAAACGGGATGCTCTCCAGTTCGGATGCCGCGCCGGTAATGCTGCCGACCGCGCCATTGAGCGGTGACAGCATACCGTCCACGCCCTTGCGCCCAGCCTCCCCAGCTGCAACCAGCCCGGACAGGGATGATTCCAGCTGCTCCATGTAGGGCATAACCCCTCCTTAAACGTGTGGTTGGTCGTACAGCTGGATCGATGCAATGCGCGCCTGCACCTCACGAGCCCACTCATCGAACTTCCGACGCAATGGCGCCTCAATTTCGCGCACCACCTGATCGGGCTCTTTGACATCACCATGCACCGTGATGGGCATGTGCGGTGCGAAGGTAAACGTCATGTCTACCTTCGGCGCAGGCGACTTCACCGAGGTAGCCGTGGCCGGCTTGGCTGGCTCTGGTAGCCGAGGTGCCGGCGGCTTCGCCCTGGCTACCAGGTCACGCACGACATCGCCCAGCCCGTCCGGCCGAGGTGCCGGCTGGGGGGCAGCTTGAGTGGGTACGCCCTGGGCGACCTTGGGCGCAGGTGCGACCAGCACCAAGGGCGCCACCGGCGCCACCCTGGCCATTGGCTCGCGCGGTGCCGACATGACCACCGGCTTGACCAGCAGCGGCGCCGGGGCCGGGATGCTGGGCTTGGGCTGGCTGCGCAGAGCATCGCCCAAGGCAGGCGTTGCCGGGGCCGGCAGTGGTGCCGCGACTGGCTCCCGGTTGTCGACAACCACTGGTGCGGCCGATGTTGCCTTGGGCGCGGTCACGCGGACTGCAGGCGCAGCTGCAGGTGGCACCACCACCGGCGCGGCCGCCGTCGGAACAGGCTTGGCCTGGACACGTACGGCATCACCCAGGGTAGGCGTCGCCGGCGGTGGCTTAGCGGGTTCCCGGTTGTCGACAACCACAGGCACGGCCGGCGATGCCTTGGGCGCTGTCACGTGCACTGCAGGCGCTGCTGCAGGTGGCACCTCTACCGGTGCGGCAGCTGGCGGAACAGGCTTGGCCTGGGCACGCACGGCATCGCCTAAGGCGGGCGCCGCCGGCGCCGGCGATGGCGCGACGACCGGATCCCGGCTGTCAATCACCACAGGCGCGGTCGGCGTTGCCTTGGGCACTGTCACGAGTGCTGCAGGCGCTGGTGCAGGTGGCACCACAACCGGTGCGGTCGCCGGCGGAAGAGGCTTAACCTGATCACGCTCCGCAGCATCCAACCCGGGGGCAACCTCCCTGTTCTCCCTTTCGCCTTGCTCATCACCAAACCAACGCTTGCCGAGCCAGCCGCCGAACGACTCGCCACCCATACCGCCCAACACAGCACCAACAGCGCCGCCAACAGCCGTCCCGATAACGGGTACCACCGAACCGATGGCAGCACCTGCAGCTGCTCCCGCAAGCGTGCCTGCCAGGCTACCAGCGGCTCCACCGTAGCCTTCGGCCTTTTCGTCCTTGGTCGTCGCATTGAGTGCCACATCGATCGCCGCGGCGCCCGCATCCACGACATTGCCGCCGGGTAAACGCCTTGCGAGGCGTGCAACTCCTCGAACCGAGCGAGCGACTTTTCCCAGCTCGTTGCTTTCAGCCAACACGGTCGCGGCCACCGGCAGCCTCGATGATTTAGCGGCAGGTACCGGAGGCAGGTCGGCCTTTACAGCCGGCCGAGCTGGCTCGCCTTTCTTCGCTCGACGGCGTTCGCGACGACGACTTCTGCGACTCCCCCTGGCAGGCGCGGCAGGGTCGTTATTGGCGACAGCGCCACCGAACTTGCCGAAGGCATCGGCATTAACCACAAACACGCGCTGCGGGTCGTTACCGCCCACTACTGGATCATTGGCCGGTTCGGCACCTGTCGAGCGAGATGCAAACACCTTACCCAATACACCCAGACCAGCGTCCACCACCTTGCTGCCAGTTTTAGGCAAGTTTGTGACCGCATTGTCTTCACGAAAGGCACGCCCCAGCCGACGGCCGCGCGCGATATTGAGCACACCCCGCCCGATCTTGAACGCACTGGACGCTGTCTTGAACGCCAGAATGGCCGCCACAATGCCGCCAATGCCCGTCACGACCGCCGGGAACCCGTCCGACAGCCTGGTGATGCCTTGGGCTACTGCAGTAAGCCCTTTGGCCGCCATGTCAGTGGCCGGGCGGATGGCATCGCCAATGCTGCGCATTGCATCGTCAGCCGCCTGTACCGTCTCTGCCCATTGCTGGGCCGAGGTTTCGCGGCGCTCGGCCAGGTTCTTGTCGAGGATGCCGCCGACCTTCTGCGCGTTGGCAGAGTTGGCCTTCAGCTCCTGATACAGGCCCCGATTCTGCCCGTAGGCGGTCAGCGCCGCCTTGACCTGCATGTCGGCAAAGATATCGCCGGTACGCAGGGTCTTCTCCAAGGCGTCCAGTGCTGCCCTGGCCTTCTCCGGGTCGACCTCCTTGTCGATCTGCGCCTTGGCCGCCTCGATCTTCTTGGCCTTGTCCGGGTCAGTCTTTTCAACGTACTTCATGGCCAGGGCCATGGACGCCTCAATGACATTCATCCCCTTCTGCAGGCCGGTATTCAGCGAAGCCTGATAATCGATGCCAGCGTCTTTGTAGGCCTTGACCACGTCGCCGGAACCGATTTTCTCCATCCAGTTCTTGAGGTTGTTGGCAGCCTCATCAGAACCACCGGCGGTCTTCATCTGTACCTGCAGCATGGAGCCCAGCGACGTCACCGCATCCAGCCCGGTGATGCCGCTCTTCTCCATACCGGCCAGCAGTTGTGGGAACCACCGGGCCATATCGCTGGCCTCGAAGCTACCCGCCTGACCCTGGTAGGCGATGGCCTCCAGCGCCTGCTGCATGACCTTCGGGTCGCTGATCTTGGCATTCTGCTCGAGCGCCTGGATCATTGACGCCGTGTCGACGCCCGAGGCGCCTTGCCCGACGGCGAACTTGGCCGCCACCGGCGCATAGGCCAGCGCTTTATCCAGCTCCATGCCGGCGCCGACCAACTGGTTGACCAGGGCGGCCACGTCGTTGCGCGCCATCCCGGTGTCAGCGGCCGCGCCGATCACCGTCCGGGTTAGCTGCTGTTCCTGGGGCTTGTTGACGATGTCAGCCTTGATCGCAATGTCGCGGATGATCGCCTGGTAATTCGCGCTGATCATCGTCGGCGCAGCGACAGCGGCCGTGGCGGCCACTGCCTTCCCTACGTTCGACTTGAGCGATTCCTTGCCCGCCTGCAACTGCTGGTGGCCCTTCATCTGCAGACCGGCGGCACGAGCTTCGCGGCCAAGGCGCTCATACTCCCGCTTAAGGCGCCCGACTTCGACGCCCTGGTTGCGCAGCGCCTCAAGGTTGCCGTTCAGCTTGCGCAACAGTTTGTCGGCGCCGGCGGCACCACTGTCGTGGGCGCGCTTCCACTCCTCCCGCAGCTTGATGGTTTCGCCAATCGTGCTTTTCAGCACCTTGGCCCTGTTGCCCTTGGCCTCCAACCTCTGGATGCCGTTTTCAACCGTTTTGAATGCGGCGCCTACCGATGAGGCGACCGTGCCGCCGATCACCAGCGCTAACGCTAGTTTGTTCGCCACCGGAGCCCCCTATGCAAAGCTCAATCTGTAAGCCACCAGACCACGTCGGCATAGGACATGGTCATGATTTCCTCGGCCGAGAAATTCAGCTCGGCCGCCAGTCGCTTGGCGGCGGCCTTCATGCTTTCGGGATTACAGTTCGTCCTCGCGCACCAGAAAGGTGTAACCGGTCGAGACACGGTTGTAATCCTTGTAGGTCAGGCCCTCCAGGTCCTTGACACTGACCTCGGCCAGGGAGGCGAACAGGTTCAGCTCGCGTTGCTCGTCGTCGCCATCCGAGGTCTGGCTGGACATGCGCATATCGCGCACGGTCGGCGCGCGCAGGGTGATGGTGTCCACCTTGATGCCATTCATCTCGGTTGGCTTGGTCAGGGTGACGGTGACATTTTCAGCGGTCAGCTTGAGGTATTTCGGTGCTGGCTTGCTCATGACTCGGTGTCCTTGAATCAGAAATGAATGCGGAAGGGTTGCAGGGGACTACAGGCCGAGGTCGCGGCGCTGGCTGGCCAGCTGGTCGACACCGTTGATGACGCGCTTCATCGCCACTGGATCGATCTCATAGATGACCTCACCACCGACCTCGAGCTTGTAATAGGTCAACGCCACGGAGTGCTTGAACTCAGCCTTGTCGCCCGGCTTCCAGTCCCCCATATCCAGCTCCTTCAGGGTGCCGCGCTGAGTGACGATCACCGCTTTGGTCTCGCCCCGCTGGCCCTTGAACGAACCCCGGAACGTCCCGTTGAACGCGTTGCCGTCAGCCAGGCCGAAGAATTTCAGGGATTCTTTGCGCACGCCGGTGGTGGTGAAGTTGGACTCCATCTTGTCCATGCCCACATCCATCTCAATCGGCATATCCATGCCACCGGGCCGGTGCTCCTCCATTTTCAGCGTGAGCTTGGGCAGGGTCAGGCTGGGAACATCGCCTTGGAAGCTGACGCCATCCACGAACAGGTTCATGTTGGCCAGAATCTCGGGAATCATTGCCATGTGATGCGCTCCTTACGCGACTTGATCGAGGACTTCGGTCAGCCATTGATTGGTGACCTCGATGCGGAAGTTGGGGTTTTCGGCCGGCGGAACGTCGGTGAAACGGATGTTCCAGTACACCTTGCCCTGCTCCAGCTGGCTGGCCGTGTTGAGCACCGGGTCGGCGTAGACCTCGAAGTTGATGATTGCGCCCTGGGCTTTCAGGTCGCGCATGAAGGCCTGCAGGCCCTCGGTCACATCGCGGATATAGGTCGAGGTAATACCCCGGTCCACCGCCCACTTGTGCCCGTACAGGATCGCGTCCATCACCATGTCCATGGTTCGCACGCGGGTGACGAATGCCCACTTCGGATCGCTCGACAGCGTGCGGTTACCCCACAGGCGGAAACCGTCGTCACGGATGATGGTCGCGATATTGGCGTTGTTGAGCAGGTTGGCCCGGCACGTCTCGTCGCCGTCCAGGTACTCGATGGCGCGCGTGGTGCCGGTGATACCGACAAACTCCTTGTTCGATGGCGACGACCAGAAACCGTACTCGCTGTCGGTGTAAGCAAACACGCCTGCAGCCCAGGCCGAAGCCGGCGCGTCGACGGTCGCGTTGGTGGCGGTGTCCCACACCTGCACACCCGGATCGACCATGTAAATGCGCTTGGAGCCGAACGACTTGGCGTAGGTGGTGGCCGCCTCGTCGGTGGTATTGGGGCCGTCGATGATCGCCACCGCGCGCAGCTTGGCCGCAATCGAATCCATAGCGGTGGCCACCGCCAGGGTCGCGCTGTGCTTGGGCGCGACGATCAGGCGCGGTTGGGCGTTGAAACGGCTCTTGCCGTCCAGCAGCGCCTGCAGGCCGGTACGCTTGCCGCTGGCCTGCACCCCGCCAATGATCGCGGAAGTCTGCGCGGCCGCGTCGGCCACCTTGGCCACACCCGAAGCAACGATGACCGCCTTGGAACGCGCAAAGATGGCCTGGCAGGCCTTGGTGATGGCGGCAGTGGCGCCGAATGCCGCGACGGCCTCCCGCTCGTTGGTGAGCAACACCAGGTCGCCGACCTTGGCCGTGACGTTCGCGCCCTCGGTGAAAGTGTCGACCAGGCCAATGATCGAGGAAGACGGCAGCGCGACGTTGCGCGCGCCGGTGTCGACGTTCGTTACGGTAACGCCGTGAAAGAATCCAGCCATGGGATAGCTCCAAAAGAAAGGGCCGCACGCGGCGGCCCAACAGAAACGGAAACGCCCCGAAAACGGGGCGCTCAAGGGAATGCGGCTAGCGGGTCAGGCGGCGCCCGGCACGCTCGCGCGGATGGCGTTGATCGCCTCGTCGGCGTAGGTTTCAGCCTGCGCATGGGTAGTCGCCTTGAGCACCTCGACCTTGCCTTTGAGGCGGGCTGCACGGATTGCGCAAACAGCCGTGTGCCACGCCTGCGCCTCCTGCAGGATCGACTCGGCCGCCTCCATGGGCTCGACGCCCTGGGCATCGACCACGGCCTGTACGGTCAATGGAACCTCACCGTCGTAACCCACCAGCTTGAAAGCCTTCGCCTCGCTCTCGGCAAGCTGGTTCTCGATGGCGCGCAGCGGATCACCCAGCACCGCTGCCAGCGCCTGGTCGGCCGCCTTCTCGATTTGCTGCTGGGCCACCAGCAGCGCCGCGCCAATGGGCAACGCCTCGAAGTCGAAGCCGTTGTAGTTGGTCTCGCCGTAAACTACGTTCAGAAAGGTCTTTTGCATGATCGCCTCACAGGCTCGACAGGTTGGTAATGATGTGGCCCAAATCTTTGGACAGGGTGCCCGCCGCGATACCCACAAACAGGGAGCCATTGAGTGCTGAAGGCACCGCCGTGCCGGTCATTGACAGCGCAATGAGCGCCGAGCCTGGCCCGATCAACTTGCCCCGGAAAGTGCCGCGCAGCTCAAGCGTGCAGTTGTACATGCGCACCTGCATAAGGATCGGGGCCGACGATCCGCTGGCAAAAGCGAGCGCATAGTAGGCGCTCAAATCACCGGCGCTCGAGGCCGGAAGACTGACCGTCACGTTAAGCAGCTGCAGGGTCGAGCCGTTCGACAACCAGAAAGACCCCATGCGAGTCAGCTGGTCACTGCCCTCCGGCATGAACTCATTGCAAATCAGCTTTCGGCCTGACCCAGCCACAGCTGCAATGACCAGCTGACGACCTGATGTAGTGATGCTCTTATCCAGGACATAGTCTCTGGCCAGCCACGCTGTAACCCGCCCACCGTCCGGGGTGGCATCGACGGCCCGCTGCAAGGTCTTGAATGGGCTGGCCTCGGTACCGATAGCGCTGTCGTCGCCCAACTGCGGGTCCACCCAGTAGGCGCGAACAATCGAAGGCGCTGCCGCGACCGCTGCAGACACGGCAGCGTCAATCGCGGCTTTTTTGCCGTTGAAGTAGTCCACCATTTTGTTGTTTGCCGCGACCAACGCGGCGATTTCAGTTTCAAGGCTCATGGTTAGGATCCGTACAAGTGTTGAACAACGGTGTATTGAAGGGCCATCAGGCCGGTGGCATTGGCAACCGTCGCGCTCAGCAGGCTGTCGCGCGTTTCGGTGGCGGCTTTCTCGGCGGCACTCATGCGCTCCAGCAGGCCGATGATCTGGTCCTCTGCAACCCTTTGCCGACGCTCCAAACTGATCAGGCGGTCTTGCTGCTCCAGGTTGCGAAGCTGCTCGGCAATCGCCGCCGAGGCCAGCGCAGCCAGTGGCTCCGCCAGCGTCAGGTTGAGGCCGGCGGCCGTGCTGGTGATGGTCACGCTGTCCGCCGGCAGCGCCGCCAGTGACAGGTCGTAGGCCAGCAGCAGGTCGATGTTGGCGGCCTTGTAGGCCAGCGCCTCGGTCAGGTGCGACCAGACCGCCAACAGGGTGCCGTCGCTGAGGAAAATCCCGACCTCGCGCACCCAGTACGCTGCCGTGCCATCGGCGACAGCGGTCAGGTGCAACAGCGTGCTACTCAGCTTCTCGCCGCTGGAAATCGGGAAGCGCGCCACCTCGTTGCGCAGGGTCTTCTGCTCGGCGCTCGGGGTGTAGGCCACACTGCCCAGGGCGATATGGCTGATCTCGGCCGAGAGGCCGGTTGTCGTAGCCTTGAGGATCGCCGCCAGGCCGGCCTTGGTGATGACAGGTTGCAAGCCTGTACTCATAGAACAGCCTCCATGTAGCCCCGCACGACCGTGCGCACCTGCGCCGCATTGGCCACCAGCGGGGCACCTTCTGCTTGAATAGGAACGCCCTGCACCTCGGCAAACCGCCGGGATACGCTGGACGCGTTGAGGGCATTGGCAAACAGCACCGTCTGCGCCATGGGACCGAACGGCACCGCCTGGGCATCCATAGAGCGGTGCTGCACGGCCCGCGCCTGAAAGGCGTTGCCCAGCACCAGGCCACCGTCGAAGCGGGCACCCAGCCGAAACTCGTAGTGGCTGCGCTCGTTCTTCGCCGCGTCAACCAGGGCACGCAAACGCGCGCCCAGCTCGGGCGAGATAATCGAACCCTCGCCCGCCCGGTTGTCATTGGCCCAGGCCGTGACCTGGAAGGTGTACGGCGCGGCGTTTGGGATCTGGTGCCACTCCTTGAACTCCGCATTGACTCGCACCGCCTTGAGCACCCGCCGGATTGCGCCGACGGTGCCCTTGGTCTTGTGAACAGGAATCGCCTCGCGGCTCAGCGCGCGGCGCTGGTCATCGGTGTAAGCGGCCTCCCAGCCGTCGACCTTGAGCGCCCAGCCCAGCCAAGGCAGGAAGTTGGGCGGGCAGCGTGCCGAGTCGGCCACACCCCGGATGATGTCCGGGTCCACACCCATCTCGCCGGCACGTTCCAGCGCGCACTCCAGCAGCGTGGCGTTGTGCGGTAACAGGCTCATGTGACCACCTTGGTGGTCAAGGCAATGGACGTGGCGCGCGGATAATGCCGCTTGTCACACACCACCCCCTCCACCGGCTTGACCAGGTCGACACGGCTGATTCCCGTTACGTGTAACGCCGCGTAGGCAGCCGATACAGGCAACTGCCCCTCCAGCCGACGCGCGGTGGCAATGGCCTTGTCCAGGCTGGCCCTGGCTGCAGCAAGGACAACGTCAGGGTCTGGCCCGTCCTCCACCCACAGCACCGCCTCCACCTGGAAGTCGCTAGGGATGCCGCCCTGCACGCGCGGCCGATCCGTCACCGGGCGCACATCCTCGGCCGACAGCGCTTTGATGACGGTGGCCACCAGTTGCGCCTCGGGCACGGTGCTTGCCGGTCGGGCCAGAACCGCCAGCGACACATCGCCAGGCAGCGGATTGGCCAAGCCGGCGTCGTAGTCACAGACCACGACAATGGCCCCGGCCGGCAGCTGCGCCTTAACCGCGGCGGGCACCGCAACTCCGGAAAACCGGGGCGAATCGACCGAAACGTGCACCAGTTCGGCCGACGAACTCAGCGCGTGATACTCGTATGCCCCGCTACTGCCGGCGACAGACAGCGCCTCCAGCGACAGGCGCGTGCGGTAGCGAAGCGCCTCGTCGGTTTCCATCACCGCTGCCACTGGCGGCACCGCGTCGGGGTCAGCCGCACGAATGGTCAGGCGCTGCACACCGTAGTCGGCCGCGCGATTGTCGAGGTCGGCGCCCTTGGCATAGGCCAGCAAGCTGGCCTTGGCCGCCGCGTTGACACGGGCGCGCACCATAAGCTCACGGTAGGCCATGACCTCCATCAGCTTGACCACCGGATCGGATTCCAACAGCGCGGTCCACTGGTCGCCCATATGGGCGCGGAAAATACCAAGGACCTCCTGATACAGCGTCTCGAACGCCAGGGTTTCCACCACGTCGGGAGGAGGCAGTAAAGACAGGTCAATCATGCGCTCACCTCAACTACGGCCGAGCTACCCAGGTACTGGCCCGTCAGCAACAGGCCGATTTGGCCATCCAGCACCGAAACGACCTTGACCCGCTCCAACTGCAGGCGCGGTTCCCAGCGCCCCAGGGCGCGGGCGACCTCGGCCTGCACGGCGCTTTTCCAGCCCTCGTTAACCGGCAAGTCGACAAAGCGGCGCAGGTTGCAGCCGTATTCCGGCCGCATGCGGCGACTACCCAAGGGCGTGGTCAGGATGTCCTCAATCGACTGTTTCAGATGATTGAGGCCGGTGGATTTCTGGCCGCTCCTGCGGTCCAGGCCAATCATGCTTAGCCGTCCAGCTGCTGCAGGTCGGCATGGCCACGCAGGAACGCCAGCGCCTCGGCGTCGTCGGCCTGGACGGTCACGCGGCCGGCCTGCACCTTTAACTCGCGCAGGTCATCACCGGCTTGCAGGAACAGCGAGCGCGAGGTGAAAACACGGTCGGTGAAGGTCACGCCGGTCGGCTCAGCGGCTGCAACGACGGTGTCGGTGCCGTCGGCACCAGGTACAACTGCGGATTCGGCCGCATCCGTTGCCGCGTCAGTCTCGGCGGTTTTCTTGACTGCCATATGTGATGCTCCAGAAAAGACAAAGCCCGCGAATGCGGGCTGTCAGTGCTTGTGGTTCGCCGTGTTACCGGCGGTGTCGATGATTTTGCCGAGGCCGAGGATGTCGCCCGTTACGCGTAACGGCCCGACAATCTCCACGCTACCCTCCAGGGTGATGGCCGGCGCCTTGGCCTTGATCGCGGCCGACTCGGCGTTGATCGCCGCGTCGGTGATAACCGCCTTGCTGCTGCCGACCTCAATGTTGACCGTACCGCTGGGCAGCTTGATGGTGTAGCTATTGGCCGCCCAGTCGTAGACCAGGGAGCCGCCATCCTCAAACCGCCACGTCTCGACATGATCGCGATTGTCCGGCGGCGGGCCGGCGTTGCCGTACAGCCCAGGAACGAACGTCCCTTGCGCAGGCTCGCCGCTCGGGCTTACCAGCACGCCTTGCTCGCCCAGGCTCGGCGCTCGCCAGTGGCGCGCCTTGCCAGCGGCTTGGGCATGCCAGCGCACCCAGGCGCTCGTCCAGGCGCCGCCGTCGGATACCCGCACCTTGGCGATAACCAGGTCGACCGCCACGACGTAACAAGGAATCACCAGACCGGCCAGCATGCGATCCATTTGCGCCGCCGCGTAACTCATGCCAGCGCCTCCGGCTCCCGATACTGGCCCTCGTTGCCGGGGCCACTGTCCGGGTCGAAGGCGAACTTCACTGGGCCAGGCTCTCGGGGCCATGGCCACTCTTCTTCGCCCAGGTAGATGATCTGAGTCCATTCGACGACCCAAACCGCGAAGCTATCCAGCTCAGGACGGCTCCAGTCCCGCTCCGCCCGCACAAACTCAGCAAACTCAACCAGAAGGCCCCAGGACTGCATGCGCAAAAGCACCGCCAACTGCGCCGCAACGAATGCTGCGACATGCAAGCAGTTGGGCTCCTCCTGCCCGACGATGACCCGCGCCTCGAAACGTGCCTCGACTGCCACCTCGCCCGTGCCAGGATCCTTGTCGGCGTCCCCAAACCCAACCAGCTCAAGCACCACCGCTGGTGGGGTGACCACTTCGATACCCTCCGGCATGGTCCCGACATAAGCCAGGCCGGGGATCGCCTCCTTGATGTGTTCCTCAATAGCGGTGTACACCGCACCGAGGGGAATCGGCCCGTCATCCATTGCCTGTCCTCCGTAGGTATTTCTGCAGCTCGAAGTTCAGCTCCTGCTCCATCACCACCAGCAGCCGTTCATGCGCTCGATTGGTCCAGGCCTCGAAATGCGGCCGGACTTCCTCCAGCGAGATCTTGGCCTTGGCCAGGGGGAAGCGACTGTCGTTCTCGGCAACCCACCCTGTCCGGCGCCCTCCCCGACCTGAAACTTCACTATCGGGGTAGTCCTTTGCATCGAAGTGCTTGCTGGCCGTGCGGATCCAGATATCCGGGTTACCGCCATAAACCCGCTTGAAGAAAGCGCCCTTGTAGCGACGACCAGCAACCGACACGCCCGTACGGGACTGCCGGGGCCGGCCTGCTCGGCTGGCTTCAATGGGGTTGATGCCAAACCACAGCCGCCCCTGGCCATTGCTGGACACAGGGAAAGCTTTAAGGCGCTGCCTCACCGCAGCGATGGCGATCCGCTCCTGCCGGCCCACATCGCGAGCGATATGCGTGCGTAGCCAGCGAAGCACCTTGTTCACCGCCCTTCGCTGAGCCGACGCCACCGCCTTGGGTACCAGCTTCGCGAAGTCCTTGAAGCCCTTCACGTCCTGCGGGTCGGCCCGCAACGAGATCAACCCGCTGCTGGCCGACTGCTTGTGGTAGCTGCCCACACTCATAACGATTTCCTCAGAATGAGCGTCACCAGTCCGTCGCCACCCGGCTCGATGCTAGTGATGAGGTAATTGCCGCCCCCATCCTCCAGCGGCACATCGAAGAACACCTTGTGCTTCACTTCGATGCCGACGTTGTCCTGTACACGGATGACCAGGTGGGGCTCACGCAACGCGGTCCTTATCTGGCCGACCTTGGGCTGCAGCCAAGGGGCTGAGAACATCCCCAACACCTCACGCCCCTCGATGAGCACGGTGTCGCCCAGGATCTCGAAGACCGTGGCGTCAACGTCGGTTATCAGGTCCCGGAAAGCCATGGTCAGAGCTTCAAGCGGAGAATGGCGCGAGGCCGGGTCACCAGGTGCAGCGGGTTGGACTGGGCCTCACCGGCCACGCCCTTCTTGAACGGCATCATTTCCAACTGGCTGTAGTACGGCAGGCCCTCGGTGTTGACTGTGTCCATGTAGTCAGCCGGCGCGAAGCGGGTGATGCACAGGCCTGGCACACCTTCTGGAACCAGCCGCGCCTCATCGTCCGCGACAAAGGCGATTCCGCCAACCTTGCCCCGGTAGCGTTCCCAGGTGATGCCGCCGAACTCGAAAGTTTCGCGACCGTCAGCTCGCAACGCCGCAGCGTACTGGGTGCCCTCGTAGGTTTTCGCGACGCTCTTGTGCCCGATAAGCGCTCGCCAGAAGTTCTTCCCGCAGAAGGCCCGAGCGCCGCTGGTGGTGGCGGCGCCCAAGGCTTCCTCCTGGGCATCCAGCGCATCCACGCATTTCACCCGGACGTTGGTGTCCGGGTTGGTTAGCTCCATCGGGATCTCGATGGGTTCAAGATCGAAGCGGGCATAGATATTGAGCAACACTGTCTTGCCGTCCGCATCCAGCACGTGACCGTTGAGCGCGCCCATGCGATGGAATTCATGCGTGGCATCCAGTTGCCGCCGAGCCTTCGCCAGACGCTTGTTGACCACGTCCTGGACCGCCTGCAGCTCAGTTTGCTCACCGAATGCGCGGATGCCCTGGATCTCGTCCGCCTTGATGGCGAAGCGCTCGGGCAGGTGAACGGTGTTGAATGGCAGCAGGATCCGCTTGCTACCGTTGACCACCAGCCCTGAAGTACCCCGCTCGCCCGCTGGCACCAAGGCCAGAGTGTCGCCGTCCTTCTCGACCTGGACGGTCACCGTGGTCACGCCCTCTTCCTCGAACAGCCCCAGTTCAGCCAGGCGCCCTGGCACGAATGGCTGCTCGTTGATCGCCGCAGTGAGCGCGGGAACCGAGAAAGCGTTGTCTTCAAAAATATCGATGTCAGCCATGAAGGCCCTCCAGAAATGCAAAACCCCGCACTAGGCGGGGCTGTAAAAGGGTGGGCTCGCTATTAGCGAACGATGATGAATTGCGCGGCCAGGGCTTTCTCGGCATCAAGGTCGAGGCCAGTCAGCAGCCCCTCGCTCACCTCGGCCAGGCGTACTACCGCGCGTCCGCGCCGGGCTACGTCGGATTCACCAACGGACGCAAACAAGATGCACTTGGCCGTCTCGCTGCCGTCTGCAGCCTCGGGATTGTACGGAGCGAATTGGCCAGAGGCCGTGAGCTGACCGAGAAGCTGGCCGGCGACCAAGGCAGCACCAGGGGCCAGCTCGATGACTTCGCGGGAGATCTTTCCTGCGCCCTCGGACAGCAGGAATTCACCGGCATGCACCGGTTCCACATAGGTTTTGCTCATGCTTAGGCTCCTTTGCCGGTGCGTTGTTGAGCGGCCTGCCGTCGCGCAGACCAAATGTTGCTGGGGTTTGGAAGCTTCGCCTGGACTGTCTCAGGCTCATCGGCAGCCGGCGGAAGGGTGTTGTCGATCTCGAAGCCCTTGCCCGAGCCAACCAGCTTGTCGAACAGCCGCGCCCGAACCACGGTCGCGTCCAGGCCAGCGCCGACATATTCGACCGCCATCTCGGGCAAGCGCGCCGCTACGCAGAGGTCTCGCACTGCTTTGGCGCGAGTTAACGCTGCCTGGACCGTGGCTTCGTCGGCCAGCTTGGTCGATGCGATCAGCGGCTCGACCAGGTTGCTGATGCCCGCTTTCGCACAAGCCTGGGTGATCATCAACGCCAACGCCGTCGAGTTAGCCGTGCTGGGAGCTGGGGGCTCATCGACCGGAGCGGGCTCGCTCGGGGTTTCTGGATCGGTCTGGCTGGCCTGGAGCTGATCCAACAACGCCTGCGGGGTATTTCGGTACCGCGCCAGAGTGGCGCCCTGCCCCAAACAAGCCTGGACCTTAACGCCATTGCCGATCTCGTCGGCCAAGCCCAGGTCCACGGCCTCTTGGGCAGTGAGCCAGGTTTCCGCATCGACCAGACGCCGCAGTTCAGCGTCATCGACATTCGGCGCCTTGGCCTTGTAAGCAGCGATCATGGCCTCGAGCGCCTGGTCGAGAACATCCGCCACGCGCCGAAGGTCCTCGGCATCGCCGCCGACCCATGTGTAGGGGTTGTGGATCATCAGCATGGCATTCGATGCCATCACCACGCGGTGCGCACCACATACCGCCACGCTGCCAGCACTGGCCGCCAGGGCATCGACCCGGCCGGTGCAGCGCTCACCCAGCCGGCTCAGTGCATTGTGAATCGCGAGGCCTTCGAACAGATCACCCCCGTTGGTATTGAAGGCCACCACCACTTCCGAAACGCCATCGTCCACCGCCTTGAGGTCTTGAATGAATTGGTTCGCGGTGATGCCCCATGCGCCAATCTCGCCGTAGACATAGACTTCGATCACCTTGGCCCCGGCCTCGCCCTCGGCGGCTGCAGCGATCTTGTACCAGTGCCCATCCTCGACCTGCGGCATGGACTTGGCCTTGTTGAAGATGCGGAACGGCATCAACGGTTTCATGTTTTCCCCTTCTCGTCGGGCTCATCCGGCTCATCCTTGATGGCCGACAAGCTGCTGTAGTTGAGGCCCAGGTCCTTGGCCCGGGCGATATCTGCGGCGTTCTCTTCGTCCACGACTTCCGCGTCCGTACCGGAGCGAAGGCACATCTCCGTGCGCGAGGCGAAACCCGCCCCCACCTCGAGCATCCGCGACTGAACGTCTTGAACGGGATGGATGTAGGCCCAGCCCTGTGGCACCCACCGCGTGCGCAAGTACTCACGCCGCCGCAGCACGTAGTCCTCAAGTTCCAACGCCCCGGCCAGCACAGCCATGTCCATCCATGCAGTTCGCACAGGACGACACAACTGGTGGACATACACTTGGAACTGCAACTGCTCCAGGCGGCGGCGAAACTCTGTGAGCACCACGCGGATCGCCCGGTCGTTCACATCGCGCATGTCGCCAGTCATCAGCTCATAAGGCAGGCCTGCCCCGGCAGCTGCAGCCATCAACTGCTGCCGCATGAAGTCGGGATAGTTGTTGCCGCCATCGGGCGGGTCGGAGAACTCCACCTGCTCCCCCGGCCCGAGTTCCTGCATGGTGCCGGGCTCCAACGCCACCATCGGCGTGAACGCATCACGGTCATGGACAACCGGTGCGCCGGTCAGCATGTCCATCGGCGGAAGCCCTGGCCCGTCCGGCGCCGGCTTGCGAACGAAGCCCGCGAACAGGTTTGCCACTTCCTGGCGAAACAGCACCGCGTCGTCGTAGTTATCCAGGCTGCGCAGACGCTTCAAGATCGGCGCGAGCCGAGGCACACCACGTAACTGGCCTGGTTCCAAGGGCTCGAAGATGTGCAACATCTGCTCGGCCGGGACGCGCACCAGAGGGTTGTAGCCGGCATTGAGCGAGGCCTTGTCGCTTGGGTGATTGCGGTAGCACCAGTAAGCAACGCGTCGTCCAATGCTGTTGAACTCGATCCCGGCGCGGATGACGTTGCCGGACCGCGTCACTTCGAACTTATCGTGCGGGACGAATTCAGGTGCAAGGCACTGCACCTGCAGCGGGACCGCCAGTCCATCCTCCAGCCGGCGTGGCCGCAAGCGGACGAAACACTCACCTGATTGCTCGACCGTGCGTGCTACCAGCGCCTGCTGACCGTAGAAGTCGGTGCGCTCGTCCGCATCCGATTCGTCCACCCAATCCTCCCACAGCACCTGCATGGCCTTGCGCAGCGCCTTGTCGAGCAAGCGCGGTTGAGGCGTGATGCCGGTACCGATCAGGTTGCTGACCCGTTTGTCGATGATGTTGGCCGCATACGGGTCGTTGCGCACCGCTGCCCGCGAGCGCGAACGCAGGTTGCGCAGGGCGGGCATGATCAGGCTGTTTGGCCCAGTATCAGGGGCATCCCAATTAGAGGAACGCCGCCCTTCGGCGGCGCCCTCGTAGCTGGCCTTGATGCGCTCCGGTACCAGCAAGCCTGAGCGCGTGGAGATATAGCGGCCGCTCACAAGCCCTTACCTCCGTGGTAGAGCCGAACCACGCGTGAGCGTCGGCCAGCTGCCTGGGCCAGCTCGGTGCGGATCAGATCGCGGGCCTTGATCAGTTCGTCCACCGTCCGATACTCGACGGTGCGGTCGCTGTAGCGAACGATGCGTTCGCCACGGGCAATCGCACCTTCAACAGCCGCGAGGTGTGCCTGGGTGTATGCCATGTCAGCGTCTCTTCAGATAGCCGCTGCTGGAGCTGCGGCGTTGCATTGGTTGAGGTGCCGGGCGAGGCGGCGTTGGCGAGGCCGTAGGAGCGGGCCGGGCTGGGGGCTGAGCCGGTAATTGCGACTCGACTTCGGTATCGGCGTCGTCGTCCTCTTGCTCAATCGCCGGCGGTTTCGAAGGTGTCGGCTCCTCGAACAGGTTTGCCTGGGCCAAAGCTTGGCGCAGCTTCTCCCACTCCTGCTCGCCGTAGCGATGTAGACCCAGGTAATACGCCATGGCCAGGTTGTACACCATTAGGTCGAGCGCTTCGTTGCGCTCGGCCTTGCTTTTCACCCAATCGAACCGCTCATGCCCCTTCACATAGCGGACGACCTTCCGCTCTGCTACGCACTGCTGGAAGAATTCATCCGGCAGGTCCTTGGCGAAGTGAAGCGCGCCTGGGCCAGACTCGAAGTTGTAGCGGTTGTAAATCCAGTCCTTGGCCGTGTCGGTACCGACGATCCACAGCTCGGCACCGTTGCGTTCAGTCTGGCCCCGCCAAGTAACATCCACCAAAGACGGGCGCTGCGCGATCACAGGCTTGTTCGGCTTACTAGCGCCTTTGAGCGCAAACACGTTGCGCCAACGACGTACGCGAGCGAACTGGTAGACCTCATGGGTGTGATGACCGCCGGAGTCGATGCCCGTAGCTAGGATGCCCAGAGCGACGCCGCAGGGATGCCGATATCGAACTTTCAAGCGCTCATCCAACAGCGCCCAAGTGCGTTCATCAGCTGGATCGCCGGGGATAACCTGGTGATCGACCACCCAGCGCTCCATGCCTGCCCCCCACCCCATGACCATCATTTCCAAACGGTTGGCCTGGACGTCGACGGAGGCCGTTAGAGCGAGCGCCCCTACAGGCAAGGTACCTAGTACATAGTCCTCTTGAAGAGCTCGGGCCTGCAGCACCTCTGCCTTGGTTTGCTCAAGTGCGCTATCCCAGACCTCTGCCAGGCGGGTGTTGTAAAACACCTGCATGGGATACAGGTTACCCCGGCCCTGGGCCCGCTTAGCCTCTTCAAATTCTCGGGCAAGCGTGGCCCAGGACTGCCAGCCCAACGGGGCATAAAGCGCATTGAGGTGAAAACTTACCGTCTCGCCATCTCCCTGCGCATGTGCACGCCATTCCCCTTTGGCAAGCATCTCTGCCTTGTGGTGCTCTTCGATCAGCACATCACACTCAGGCCCAGCACATTGGTAGTGCGCGGTACTGAAATCAGGTGAATACAACAACCGTTCCCAGACAAACACCTGCATGTGCCCGCAATGCGGACAAGGCACGTAGTAATGCCGCTGATCCCCCATCATGTAGAGATCATCTATTCGCGACATACCCTTGATGAGCGGAGAGCTGGAAAAGTAGAACTTCGCCTTACGCCCGAAGGTACTTCCCCTCGCTTCGGCCAGCTTGATTGGGTCACCTTCTTGGTTAACGTCTACCTCCCAGCGATCAACCTCATCGCCGTACACGTACCGCGCCGATAGCTCGGAAAGGTTGGCCGCCGAGCCAGCCGTGGTGGCAAACAATGCGCCACCATCAAATTCCTTTGTGTCGAGGGTGTTACGGGAATCTCTGGAACGAACCGCTGCGACACGCTCCTTCAGTTCCGGTACTGCATCAATGGTCTTGCCAATCCGGGAAGAAACCCGCTTCGCCAGGCCCCCAGTTGGAAGGAGCGTAAGGATGTTGGCCGGCGCCATATGGATCAGGGCCCCGATCCAGTTCAGGGCGATCTGTGTCTTCATGAGCTGCGAAGCGATTTTGGTCACCACCCGCTTACACGGATGTGCGGGAGAAAGGCAGCGCATGGGTTCGCGTGCATACGGGGTACGCTCAGTTCGGTATTTGCCAGGCTCTGCGGCACCAGTACCTCGCGGGATGCGCATGTACTCATCGGCCCACTCGTCGACCCACAGATCTGGGTCAGGCATCAGCCCCCGGCAAAACGCTTCGCGGTACACCTCTGCACCGTCTGCGTATCCGGTGTTCATAGGCTCAGCTCTGCTTTTCGGCTCGATTGTGGTTAATGGCTTTTTCCAGGTCGGCGCTGTTCATCTTGGCTGCGTCGGTGAACACACGCCGGAAGGTGTCGGTGAGGTGTTTCTCAACTTCCCACAGGTCACTCATCCCCACCACTTCGCCAGCGAGCTGGGGGGCAAGCCCGAAAAACTGCTCGCGAAGCATCCGCCCTGCAGCGAACGCAGCGTCTTCGACTGCGACCCGTTCGACCAGGCTGCCCCGCACTTTGTAAAACTCGGTCTCGGCCAGTCCTGCGAGATAGAACTCTCGATGCGCCTTGGCCCGCTGGAAGTTGGGCCCGCTACCAGGCGGGTGATCCGGTTGCTGCACCGCAGGTGTGTCGGCGCCGGGTTGAAGGTGGGCCCGGACATCCCGCTCGATACGGTTTTCTTCATGCCGGGCCGCGACGGCTGATTTGCTTGGGTCCGCAGTCTCCTGAATCTTGGCTTCGGTAGCCTGCACGTCCACCAATTTGCCATCGGGTGAAAGCACCAACCGGTCGTTGTTTTTCAGCCAGGTGATGTAACTGGGTGATCTCCCTATGCGAGCCGCAAAGGCGCTCTTTGACATGAAGTTCGAATCCGTCATGAGCCTTCCCTTTCAGAGGCATTTCAACGAACAACCTTTCAATTTCAACAGGTTGAATTTCAGTAAGCTGGCAACCCTCCCGCTAGCAAAGAGCCGCGGGTTTCCCGTCCCGTACCCCCCGATATTTGCCAGGGTCCCCGGCCCCTGCCAGGGTTTCGGCCAGGTCACTGACCCGGCTCGCCACTGCGCGGCGGCATCTCGCAAACACCCAGGCGCTTGGCGGCCCAGCGCTCGTACAGACCGATGGCGACATCGGCACCGGCCATCGCGGTCAGGCAGCCGATTGCACCAGCAGTCCAGATCGACAACCCTGCCGAGTAGAACAGCATGATGGTCGACAGCCCGCAGACGATGCAGGCACCAGACCGCAGCACGATCCGACGCACCAAAGACCAGCCCCGAACACCCGCCTTGTCGGCTCGCCACATTTCGCCCGAAACACCGCCGACCAGGGATAAGACGATCACCAACCATATCGGCATCTCAACTAACGCTTGCTGCTCACTATTCATGAAGGCCTCATTGGCAAAGCACAGCGCTAGAAACAGAAAACCCCGCCAGCCGGCAGGGTTCTCGGTTCGCAAAACAGTGCTTGTTGGGGGAGCGCCTAGGCGCACTTTTCATATCGTGGCGCCTTTTTACATGCCTCCGGAAAAACCGAAAAGGGGTGGTTTTCGGTACATGGTTCGCCATCTATCCCCGTGGATTTAGAGGGCTCGCCAGCGTCATATTTACCCGACGAACGGTAGGCAGGCGAACCCGGCCTGATCGGGCCGCCAAGATAGCGAGCACTTGTAGATGCAGCGCCTTTACCCAGTTCCGATAGGTTCTATCCGCATGTTCCGCTAGCCCTACTTCGCGCATCTGCTCCCGGACGGTCACACCGTGGACGTATCGAAGTGTGGCCAGCTTTGCCAGGATCACGCCCCGGTCGTTGCGACGCTCCAATTCCGCCACGGCCGCATCAACTTCCGCCGCTGCATGGTCGAGACCCGCCCCACTAACTAAGATCCGCGCCCCTGACGCACCGCCTCTCGGCGCTGCCCCCTTCCATTCCATGATGGTGCCCATCTGGCTGCCCATGCTTGAGGCCAGCCCTAACCGCGAACGCTGCTCTCCCCAGTGCTGCATCAGCTCGCCCACCAGCCGAAGGCGGGATGACTGATCGATCAATTCAGCCATATCGGACTTGTGCTGCGCCTCACGCACCAGGAGTTGAAGGCGTAATCCTTGGTCATTTGTCATCGCGATCCCTCCAGAAGAAACACCCAGCACAAATTCACACAACCCAACACAAACCCAACACACTCAAATATCAATGAAATCAAAGGATTATGAGTAATTGTGTTGGGTGTGTTGGGTTTGTTAGGTTTTTGGGGGTTCGCATGGGGTTCAATTACGCCATCAGTGGTGCCGCTAAAAACGTCGCGCCTGCGCGTGCGCGAACGCAAACCCAACACACCCACCACGGCCCCCGCGTAAGGCGCATGAATCCTAGGCAGCGCGTGTGTTGACCCAGCAAAATCAACGCAACACAAACCCAACACACCCGACACACATATAGGCGTACTCATGCGGCAAGCCCCTTAATGTGGTCCCAAGCGTCGACGTTCCACCCTGCCAGCTTCGCACTGTCGCGCCACTTCACGACGGTCTTGCCCAGCTCGGCCGACGACAAGGAAGGGGGAAGGGAAGGATCCCCATCACTCGGAAAGAAGAACGCGGCGAAGCGCCGGTTATTACCATCCGTCCAGGGGACAGCCCGCGGAGTCTTCTGCACCGTCGCGCTGATCATCAGTGAGAACTTCGTCTGACTCATGGAGTGCTCCTTGTTGCGCGAGCACCACTCCAAGAAGAGCGCATACAGGTCGCTGGCCAGGCAGCAGCCCCAAAGGCCTTGCCCGAGCTCGCCAGTTCGCCACAGGCTGAGGAACGTCTGCCAAGCCGTTCGACTCAGCGCTACCAGCCGTTGACGCGCCTCAGTTTCAGGTGGCCGCGTGCGCTGGTCGAAATCACCCAGGTCGATGCTCAACAACCAACCGTAGAGCGCAGCGACACCACCATTGGCCAATTCCTGCCCGATGGCCTTCTGCCGCTCGCGTGGCAGCGTCTCCATCGGCCACATCACCAACATGCGGCGGTCGGAGTCGCTGATCGGCCAAGGAAGAATCTCGTTACTCAGGAACACCGCATTCATGTGGTTGGATTCTTCCCAACCATTGATGAATTTCGATTCCATCCGAACGGTTTTGCCGGTGATCAGGTGCTTGATCTTACCGACCTGGTTGTAACGCTGATCGCGGCTCACAACTTCCTCGAACACAGCCCAGAGCTTGCCGCTCTGCCAGGCGTTGAAGCTGCCTTCCAGCTGCGTCTGACCTACCACCGCAGCGTATTGGCCGTATAGCTCACCGAGAACATCGGCAAAGAGGAGGCTCTTGCCCGAGCCCTCCATGACCGAGTGGGCCAACACCGCCGTGTCCATCTTGGCCCCCATGTGCTGCAACGGATAGGCGAGCCATTTCGTCAGCCAGTCGAACTCGACCTCGTTATGGTTGCAAAGGAACGAAATCAACCACCGGAGGTTCTCGCAGGCGGCGTCATTCCGCACCGGCTCAAGAGGCAAGCCCTCGAAGGTGTTGATGTATTCGTTGGGGTCTTTCTTCATAGCCGGGTCGAACACAATGTTGTTGACGTC